AGGAGGCTGACCATGAGTCCAAGGTCCGGACACGCGTGTGTCCTCCTTAGTGCAGTACGCGGTGCACTCCTCGGTGGTTCCGCGGGCGATCTCGAGGTGGGCTCCGTCGTGACCGAGGGCGCGCTTGACGGCGCCCATGGAGACGGACTTCTTGGTGACGCAGTACCCCTGGTAGTGCTCGGTGCCTCCGGCACCGCGCTCCCGCTGGTAGACGAGGTAACGGAAGTCGTCGGGGAACGGGAGCAGCTCATCCCCGGGGTTGTTGATCGTAAAGCACCAGCGACGCGCCCCTCCCGGCATGGAAAAATAATGAAAGCGATGACGTCTTTTTAGAATAATTTCGCAAAATATTTTGGCGGGAGAAATTATTTTGTGGCTACAGATGACGTCACTCGGATTGGATTTTAATAAAAGTGATGTCATTAAAGAACTTTGACCCACTACCCAACCAACCGTTAAATTCGACGCCGAGGGGCCCCGCCGTGAGGCGGGGTTTCGGCGGCGATCCTGTTGGCGACTTTACCTCACCACCCGACTGGCCGCTGGCCCTTAAGAACCCGCCACAGTGAGATTGCCCCCAGTGTCGCGGCCGTCGTAAGCCGTGTCGTCTGCAGGAGGTGATCCACTGTCTGCCATTTCGTTGGTCGCCCCGTTGAACGTGTTCGACCCCGAAATCCGAGACGCGATACGTCCCCGAAACTCGATGACATACGTCTTGACGACTGTGAAGACCAGCCCTGTTGTTTCGGGGGAGGAGGTTAGCCAGTCAGGCGGCTGTTTGAACACCACCCGGGTCCCGTAGTGCGGGATGTCCGTGTCCGTTGTGTCCAGCCACGGGGCACGCTTCTGAGTGTTCCACTCTGCGTCTCCGTCGCTCTTTGTCGACTGCAGCACTGTAGGGTATGGCACGGTAATCGAGAAGCTTCCGTTGCACTGGTGCATCTTGAACCCCGGTCTGTTCATCAGGTCCTCAAACCAGACGAACTCTGGAGTGTCCCCCAGGTCCCGGTCTATGCCGTACACCACCATTGGCGGCTGTGCGGGTCTGTTCCTCCGTGCTAGCTCCCCGGTTGCTTTCGGGTTGATCCGATCCACTGCGTCTCCGAAGCTGTCCTTCCCCGACCACGGCGGTATCCAGGTTTGCGTCACACTCTTGATCCGGTACTGGTCGAAGAGCGTTGCGTAGAGCTTTGCTGTTGCTCCCGCTTTGTCGACTGTGAACAGTGACGTCCATGCATACTCCTTTCCAGAGTCCAGTGCGTTCACACCGTCCTTGTAGACGTTGTCCAGGTGACGGACCCGCAGGACGACGTGGTTCAAGGCCCCCCGCTTGCGGTAACTGCGACGTACCCGCTTCCGGAAACTCCGACGACGAAAACGCCGCCCGCGGCGCCTAAACGACCTCCGGCTCCTCACCATCTAAAAATAACTGATGACGTGTTGGGGGAAGGTCACCTGGGCATAGTATTACCCAGGTGACCTTGTGACCCGTGACCCGTGTGAGCAAGATTTATTGGCGTGAATGTAGGGTCACGGGGAGGGGTGGGAACGGGAGGGGAGCAGAGGGCTCTACCACTTCCAGCTTATGCCCATATAGGCTGGCTCGGCAGGTCCGCCCGCGTGGTTATCACCACCATCGAAGTAAGCCGGCGCATAAGAGCCGCCAGTACCATCGGGTCCGGGAGTGATCCCGCGTACCAGTCCATCGGGCTCTGGTTCGAGGTAATGATCACCTTCGTCCATGCAGAGACGGTGAAGGAACCCTTGATCGGCAGGCGCATCGGGTACGGGTCGAGCAGGTGCAGCATCGTCGAGAGGCCTATCTGACCGTAGAAGTCGTCAAACAGGATAACATCCTGGCCGGAGTATCCATCCCACCACAGCGCCTCGCCCCGCTGAGAGGGGACGTTCACGCGGTAGAGATCCGGGCAGTGTTCGAACGCCCAGTAGGTCTTGCCGGTGCCCGTCCCCCCATGCAAAACCATAGTCTGAACGGCGGCGCGCCTGATTGGGTTGTGAAGAGCGTTGCGCAGCGCTTCGATGCCCTTGTAGTGCCGCATGTAGGCGATCGGGTCGGCCTCGGCTATGGCGGCGTTCGAGTCTCCGCGCTTGACGGCAGCGGCGATGGCGTCCAGGTCGGTGCGGTGCCCGCTGCCCGGAGGAGGCTGACCATGAGTCCAAGGTCCGGACACGCGTGTGTCCTCCTTAGTGCAGTACGCGGTGCACTCCTCGGTGGTTCCGCGGGCGATCTCGAGGTGGGCTCCGTCGTGACCGAGGGCG